GCCTGCCGTTCATCGACACCCAGTCAGGCGAAGTGCTGAACGCGTCCGGAACGGTGATCGCCGATCAGGGGTCATGGATCACCGGCACGGGCAACACCGGAGCCCCGACCGGCACGGGCAACGCAGACCTGTACATCGGCACGGACGGCATCCACCCCAATGATTCCGGGCACCTGTACCTGTCCCGCAGGGTCTACGCCGCGCGCACCGCGCTGATGACCGGATAAGGGGGACACGGTGGCTCTCGCCCGGTACACCGACACGTTCTGGTACCCCAACGGCCAGATCGCCACGAACGTACCCGCCCGGATCTTCCCGCTCACGTCCAGCGCGCTCGCGTCCATATGGACTGACGTAACCGGCACGGTCGCGCTCGCCAATCCGCTCCTCACCTCGGGGGCCGGTGTCCTGGACTTCTGGGCAGAAGAAGGGGAGTACTGGATCCACCTGGACACCGAAGCGTTCCGGGTGTCGGTCGGGTCACCGAACCTGGACGTGTTCGAAGTCTCCTCAGCAACGATCAGCACGGGCGTCATCTCCGGCGGGGAGATCAGCGTCAACGGAACCAACCCTCTGGCCATCGACATCAGCGCGATGGTGGGCTACATCGTGGACACGCTCACGGACCCGGTACGGCCGACCGCCCAGCGCATCTCCCTGCCCGCACAGACCGTTCCCCTGGACGCGGCCGCACTGCTGCGCACAGTGACTTGGTGGTTGGTCGACTCAACCGGCGCGGTGATCCAACAGGCTCTGGTGCCGTCAAACACCCAGATGCGCACCCATATTTTCCTCGGGAACACGGCCCAGGCATTCGGAACCATCTTCATTGACGAGTCGCGCCCCGTCATCCTGCAGCAGCCGGCCAACCAACTGGCCGACCTGATGGAGGGTCTGGGCCCGTTCCGGCTGTCCGGTGTGGACATCACGGCCAACGGCGCGAACCTCTTCCTCGACCAGTCCGCCGGAACGATGTTCTCCCGGGCGTTCAATCACTTCGCAGGTCCCGTACAGACCAACGACCCACACGTGGCTTCGCTGGTCGCACAGACGCCGGGGGTCTGGCGGTATTCGATACGGAACACAACCGACTTCAGCGTCATCTCGAACGCCATCGATCCCGCCAACTTCGACAGTGCGGGGGTACTCACCCCCGTGGGCGGTGGAGCATTCACCAGCACGATCCAGCGCGTGTACTGCTTCGCAGCGCGTAACTCCACTGAACAACTGGCGATCCAGTACGGGCAGAGCACGTACAGCAGTCTGGCCAACGCGGTGAACGCCATCGGGGCTGGGAACTTTGTGCAGAACCCCAACTTCGGCAATACCGTGGCCCTGGTCGCGTACATAGCGATGGCCCGGACCGCGACCGACCTGACCGACCCGACACAGGCCATCATTATCCGAGCGGGCAAGTTCGCCACACCCTGAGGAGGGGACGATGCCGGTCATCAACCCGACACCGTCGGTCGGTGTGGCCCCGGGCGAAGGCGCCGATTTCGGTCCTTGCGAGAACTGGCCGATCGAGTGGGTCTGCGACATCTCGACCGCGAGCCCCGTCCTGACGGGCCTGGCGGTGGCCACAGCGACCGAAGTCCTGTGGGCTCTGTCGGGGATGCGGTTCGGACTGTGCAATGTAACGCTGCGGCCGTGTCGGCGGGACTGCGACACCGGCATGTTCTTCGACGACTTCGGGCCGCCGTGGACGGCCGGGTCCTGGCCACGGCCGGCACTGATCGGCGGCTTGTGGTTCAACCTCACCTGCGGCGGCTGCGCGGGGGACTGCTCGTGCTCGCAAGTGTCGGAGTTCGTGCTGCCGGCGCCGGTGCACGAGATCGTTGAAATCAAGATTGACGGCACGCCGCTGGTGTCGGGGGCGTACCGGCTGGACAACAACCGGATCGTGGTCCGTACCGACGGCGGGGAGTGGCCGCGCTGCAATGACCTGTCGCTGGACGACACCGAGGTTGGTACGTGGTCGGTGACGGCGACGTACGGCGAGGTCGTCCCGGACGGCGCGAAGCTGGCGATGGGCGCGCTCGCCTGCGAGATCATCCGGGCAGGGCAGGGCGGTGACTGCAAACTCCCCGCCGGCCTGCAACAACTGGTGCGGCAGGGTGTGACCATCAGCTACCCGGACGTGGGTGAACTTTTCAGACTGGGCAGAACCGGGCTGTACCTAGTGGATCTGTTCCTGGCCACGTGGAATCCCTACAACCTTCGGCAGCGGTCCCGGGTGTACAACGTGGACCGGCCTACGGTCCGTAGAGCGGGGACGTGACCCATGGCGCTCATCACCGGGCCCCTGAAGTGGTACACCGTGGCGGAGACGGTACGGCTCGCCATCATGGCTGATCTGACTACGCTGCCTGACCGGTCCTCGGTCGTCCCCGGTGCCATCGCGTGGGACGAGTGCGACTGCGGACTGCTGGCCATCTCCGTCACCCGGATCTACCTCTCCGACAACTTCCCCCAGCCGCTGACCACGAAGGTCGGAGCAGCCGCGTGCGACGCGGCGTGGGACGTGGGGGAGTTCGTGGTCCAGCTCATCCGCTGCGCCCCGAACCCTGACGGCACGACCGAGCTGGCACCGACCGTGGCGGCGTTGGACGCGTCGGCGCAGGAGATCCTTCAGGACGCCTACGAGTTGCTGCAGTCGGTCACCGTGACGCTGTGCGAGATGAAGGCGCAGCCAGACCGGGAGATCATCGACTTCTTCGTCAACCCGCTGACATCACAGGGCCCGTCCGGCGGGTGCGTCGGCAACGAGATCAGGTTCCTGGTCGCGCTGCCGAGGAACTGAGGGGACCTATGGCTGCCAACGTGTCCGTCTCGTTCCAGATCGACCGAAGCCGTGTAGCGCGTCTCCTGCGCCTCCCCGGGGGCGTAGTGGACCGGAACTTGCGGCGGCGCGTGGAACGTGTCCAGGCCGCAGCCCAGCGTCTCGCGCCAGGGAGCATGGGGCAGGACATCCGGACCGGCATCCGCTACACGGCAGACGGACCAGTGGGGACCATCACGGTCAGGCATCCCGCCGCCCTATTCGTGGTCAACGGAACACGCCCCCACATCATCCGCCCCCGCCGACCGGAGGGAGTGCTCCGGTTCACGGTCAACGGACGGGTCGTGTACGCGCGGTACGTGAACCACCCCGGGACCAGGCCGAACAGGTTCCTATTGGAAGCGCTTCGCGAGGCCCGCTAGCCGCCGGAACGATCTTTTCCGGGGTGGTCGTACCGTCCCGACCATGAAGGACTTCACCCGCGCCCGCGAACGCCTCCAGTTCACCATCGATGACGACACGTTCGAAGCAACCCCCGCGCTCCCCGGCCAGACCCTGACGGAGTTCGCTCGCCGGTTCACCGACATCCAGAACGCGCCGACCGAGAGCAAGCTGCACATCATCACCGACGTGCTGTCGATGGTCCTGCTCCCCGACTCCGCTGCTCTGTTCAGCAAACGGTTCTCCGACCTGAAAAGCCCCATCGAACTGGACCAGGCCACTGACGTACTGGTCTGGATCCTGGAGCAGTACGGGCTCCGCCCTACACGGCCGTCCTCGTCCTCTGCCAGTGGGCCGCCCAGCCCGGCATCTGGCACGAGCTCGACGGACGATGCGCAGCCCGAGGTGTCGATCCCGGCGACCTTCCAGCAGACCGCTACCTGAACCTGATTTACGCCGAGATGACCCAGCGGCTCACCATCCGCGAAGGCCAGACCGCCGAAGCCGCCAGGCGGCAGTTCGACGGCCAACTCGGCGTATCCGCATGGGCAACACCCAGCCAGCCCATGAGCGAGCCCGAGCCCCGCGACGTGGGCGCTCCGTGGTGGTGGGAAGGCGCTGAAGAAGCCTCCGACAGCTTCCTCACGTCAATGGGGGTGACTCTGTGACCACGCCGGGCGGGGAAGTAATCGGCGAAGCCAGTATTGAAGTCGAGTTTGATCTCGACCCAGCGATACGGCAGTTGCAGCGGTTCTCCCGCCAGCTGAACCAGATCGTGACCCGGGCCACTGCCGCTGAAACCGGCCTGGCGGACCTGGACAGCCAGATCCTGTCCCTGACCCGGGGGATGGACCGGTTCGGAGACGCCACCAACGACACCCGGGACAGCCTCCAGGGACTGCGCGTCGACATCCCCGACCTGACACAGCAAACACAGTCGGCAACGGAGGAGACCGACCGGTCCAGTCTGGCGCTGACCCGGCTGGCAGGCGTGGCCGGGTCGGTCGGTTCCGTCCTCGGTCGTGTCGCGCTGGGCATCGGTGCCATAGGCGCGGCAGCCGGATCCTCTCTGCCCCTGCTGGCCGGAGTCGTCACTGCGCTCCAGAACGTTGCCCCCGCCGGCGCCGCGGCAGCCACTGGATTCCTGGCTATCCGGCAGGCCGCGGCCGTGGTCCAGCTCGGCATGATCGGTATCGAAGACGCGGTCAAGGATGCATTGGACACGGCGAATGTCAGCGCTGCGGATTTTGAGGAGTCCCTGAAGGGACTGGCCCCCACTGCTCGGGAGTTCGCGCGCGCCGTCCGGGAACTGGCGCCCGAGTTCAGAAAGTTTCAGCAGGGCATACAGCTCAGACTGTTCACCGATTTCGGCGACGAGCTGGGGCGCCTGTCGGACGCTGTTATGCCCGTCCTCCGTCAGGGGCTGAACGAGACCGCGGAAACGCTCAACCGCATGGCCCTGGGTGCGTCCGGTGCGGCGCGCACCCTGGCTACCGACGGCACGCTGGGTAAGGCCATGGCCGGGGCGAACGAGGGCCTGCTGAACCTGAGGCGGGTCCCCGGTCAGGTCGTCACCGCGCTGGGCCGGCTGGCAGCGGCCGGCGCGCCTGCGTTCGACCGGCTCACCAATGCGGTAGCCGGCGTTGCGGACAAAATCTCCGAGCGTCTGGGCGCGGCGTTCGAGTCGGGGGCGCTGGAAGATTCGGTCAACAACGCCGTCGACCTGCTCCGCGACCTGGCGGGGGTTATTGGCAACGTCTTCGGTGCCCTACGCAATGTCCTGGACGCAGCCAGTACAGCCGGTGGCGGGACGTTCGCGGTTCTCACGAAGATCACGCAGGCGATAGAGGACGCGACCGCCACGGAGGGCTTCCAGAACGCGATCGGCGCCCTGGTCGACACGATGGGCGTACTGGCCACCACAGCAGGACCGCTGCTCGCCTCCGCCCTGGCCGCTGTCGGCCCCGTCTTCACCGCCCTGGCCGGTCCGGCACAGAACCTGATCCGGGACCTCGGAGAGGGACTGTCCCCGATCATCGACGCGCTCGGCCCGGTTCTGGGACGTGCTGCGACAACGGTCGGTGTCCTGGTCGAAGCACTGTCCCCGCTGCTGCCCGTGATCGGTGAGCTGATCGCAGCACTGCTGCCCGCCCTGTCTCCGGTCCTGGACGCGCTGACCGGAGTGTTCGGGGAGTTGGGGCAAGTAATCTCGCGGGACTTCGCTCCGAATCTCCGGCTCCTGACCCCGGTCTTCGCCAGCCTGACCCCGATCATCGCTGCGATGGCCAGCCTGATCGCCCGGAATCTCGTCCTCGCCGTACGGTTCCTGGGCGGGCTGTTGCAGGCAATCCAACCAGCCCTGGCCCGGCTTTCGGTCGCGTTCGTCCGGCTGTCAACGGAACTCGCCCCACTGATTGAAGAGTTCACCCGCTTCACTGACCAGGTCCTGGTGAAGCTTGCGCCGCTGATCCCGCCGATACTTGCCGTGGTCGGCAAGCTGGCGTCGTTGTTCGGACGCGTCCTGTCCGGAGCGATCACCGGTGTGGTGATCCCCGCGATCAGGGCGCTCGTTGCACTGCTGCGTGGCGACTTCTCCGCAGCCTGGAAAAATATCCAGACCATTGCCCTGAATGTGGTTGTGAGGGTTCCGGCTGCGGTCCGGGCCATGGTCCGGTCGATCATTGAGCGGCTGTCAGTTCTTGTAACCGGTCTGTCGGCGATCGCCAACAGGGCGTTCGGCCGGTTCCGGGATGCTGCCGCAGACCGGATCCGGTCGGCAGTTGATCTGGCCCGGGGGATTCCGGGCCGGATTCGGAACGCGCTCAGCAACCTCGGAACCGTCCTGTACAACTCCGGCCGTTCGCTGATCCAGGGCTTCATCGACGGCATCCGCGACAAGATTGATGACGTGGGTGATGCTGCTTCTGCTGCGGCACAGAAGGCCCGGAACTTCTTCGGGTTTTCCCCGGCGAAGGAGGGCCCGCTGTCGGGCCGGGGCTGGACCTTGTTCGCGGGTGAGGCGTTCGCCGCCGATTTTGCTGCGGGTATCGCACAGCGGACGAACGTCGCGGTCACCGCAGCCAGCGGCCTGACGGAGGCCACCGCAGCCGCGCTGCCGGTCGGTGTGTCCCGGACACCGGCCGCTGCCCCCGCTGCGGCGCCCAGCACGATCCAGGTGACGTTCATCAACCAGGGCGTCATCGGGTCACAAGCTGACTTGGACAACTGGCTGACGTCCTCCATCGACCGTCTCCGTAACCAGCGGAGGATCGCGTGAGCATCTTCCAGTGGAACGCCTGCGAACCGGGGCCCGAGTACACGGTCGCTGTCGACTGGGGCATGGACGGCTCGTTCACCGACCTTGGCGACAACGTCACCACCGACATCCTCACGCAAGGCGTCGTCATCGAGTACGGCCGTGACCAGGACCGGCAGCTGGCCCCGGGCGCCATCGGCCGTGCCAGCTTCACCCTGTGCAACACCTCCCGCGACTACTCACCGGAGAACACCGACTCGCCCCTGTTCGGGGACCTTGAACCCGCACGCCCTGTGCAGATCAGCGCCACGTACGCGGCTGTCGACTATCCGCTGTTCACCGGCCGGATCGATGACTTCAACGTCAACGCTGACCGGGGCTCGCGCAACGTCGGCTTCACGCTGCTGGACACGCTGTCGCTGTTGCAGAACAACCCGCTGTCCACGGCCCTGTTCGAAGCGAAGCGTTCGGGTGAGGTCGTCAATCAGATCCTGGACGAGATCGGCTGGACTGCCGGCAGGGACATCGACGTCGGCGGGTCCTACTTCCCGTACTGGTGGTCCGAGTCGGACGCGTTCGATGAACTCCAGAACGTGGTGCTGTCCGAAGGGCCCCCCGCCGTCGCCTACGTGGCGCCGGACGGCACGTTCACGTTCAAGGACCGGCATCACCGCCTCCTGGACGCGGATGCGCTGACGCCGCAGGCAGCCTTCGCCGCGGCCCGCGTGGTCTGTGACGCGCCGGCGGTGACCGGCCTGGACTACACGGACCCGTTCGTCTACCAGCACGGCTGGCGGGACATCGTGAACTCCGTCAGCTTCTCCGTGAACGAGCGGCTGCCGGACCCCGGGATATCGATGGTGTGGTCCTCGGACGACACCATCTCCATGTCCATCGGCGAGACGGTCACACTGGACGTGGAGACCACGGACCCTTTCCGGGACGCACAGGATCTGGTGGACGGGACCGACATCATCCACACCGGGTCCGTGACAACGGTCCTGTCCCGCACGTCGGGCCAGTCCCTGCAGATCCTGATCACCGCATCCACGGCTGCCGTGGTGACCTATGTGCAACTCCGGGCCCGCAGCGTCCCCGTGGCACGCACGATCCGGGTCACGGCCGAAGATTCAACGTCGATCGCCGCGCACGGCAGACGGACCTACCCCAACCAAGCCATCTGGGCCAACGTCCACGACGCCGGCGCCATCGCCAGCATCATCCTGGCCCACTACGCCTTCCGGCGACCCACGGTGAAGGTGCGCGTGGTCGCGCAGGACCCCACCCACCTGGTGCAGATCCTGGCCCGGACAATCTCCGACCGGATCACGATCCGCAACGACGAACTCGGGCTCGACGACGACTTCCACATCGAATCCATCGCCCACACCATCCGCCGACTGAACCCGGACGCGGGCCCGGTACACGCGGTCATCTTCGGCTGCGAACGGGTGCTGATCACCAACGACGACAACCCGTTCACGTTCGACAAGTCCGGCGCCGGCTTCGACGACGGAACCTTCGGAGTGACCGGCATCGATGACCCCGGGACCGTGTTCATTTTCGATCATGCGACACAAGGACAGTTCGATGTCGGTCTGTTCGGGACCTGAGGAGGATCCATGGAATTGCTGGTACCGAACAGGGCCCGTGCGTACGTGTACGCCGGGGACTGGGTGTCCGACTGCCCCCGCGACGGCTGCGGGAACGTGGAGCACCTGTTCGACCGGTCCAACCCGAAGAAACCCGACTCCCCCCGGTCCGTACGGAAGACGCAGTTCTACTGCACGTACTGCCGCATGGTCGCGCCGATCGAGTGGTCGGATCAGGAGGCGGAGATCATGCAGGTTCTGGAACGCCGCCCGGTCCCGCACAACCGCAACTGGTACCCATCCGACCACACCACCGCGATCAAGTTCCGGATCCCGCACGGCCAGAGCGTGCAGGACCTGCGGGACGAGAACGCGGAACACGGGGTCGCGTGATGGCCTGGACAGCGCCAATGACTGCGGTCGCCAACACGATCTTCACTGCCGCACAGTTCAATACGCACGTCCGGGACAATCTGAACGAAACGTCCCCTGCGAAGGCGACGCAGGAGGGTCAGATCTTCACTGCCACCGGGACGAACGCGATTGTGGCCCGACGACCTACCCTCGCCACGGTCGCAACCACGCAGTCCACTGCGTCCGTCACCTATACGGATCTCGCGACAGCGGGCCCGACGGTCACCATCACCACAGGTACCCGGGCCATCGTGAGTATCCAGGCCACAATCAGCAACCAGACAGACAATCTGTCATCACTGGCGAGTGTCGCAGTCAGCGGTGCCACCACCATTGCAGCCGCAGACTCCTTCGGACTGGAACACGACGGAAGCCCGGCCAACAACTCTGTCCGCTTCGGGGCGATGCACCTTTTCAACGCACTGACGGCCGGATCCAATACGTTCACGATGAAATACCGGGCAGGCGCGGGGACAGCCGAATTCGGAAACCGTGAGTTGATCGTGTTCCCGCTGAGCTGAACGACCACCGACCGACAGGACAGTCATAGAGAGGGGGCGGTTCACATCGCCTGGACAGCACCAATGACCGCGGTCGCCGGGTCGGTGTTCACGGCCGCCCAGTTCAACACCAACGTGCGCGACAACCTCAACGAGACCGCCGTCGCGAAGGCCACACAAGTCAGCTCCCACTTCGTCGGCAGCGGCGTCAACTCCCTGGTTGAACGCCTCACCGTCGAAGAATCGATTGCCACCCTTGAGACCAGCGCATCAACCGCCTACACCGACCTGGCCACCCCAGGGCCGGCCGTCACCACCGACACCGGCACCCGCGCCATGGTCTTTGTTCGCTGTGCCATGGAGAACAGCGGTGCCAACAACGGAACGTTTATGTCCTTCGAAGTGTCCGGGGCGTCCACGTTCGCAGCGTCGGACACGTTCGGGATTGAGTTCAATGGGCTGTCCGCAGCGGCCCGAGAACGCCGTACAGGAATGTTCATGTTCAATAACCTGACCCCGGGGTCCAACGTGTTTACCGCGAAATACCGGGTTCTTGCCGGAACCGGGACGTGGCTTGCCCGGCAGATCACCGTCCTGCCGTTCTAGGGAGACCCTGATGGCCAACCCGATGACTGCATTCGAACTGGTGGGAGCGCTCAAACGCTGGCACGTCACGTTCGTGGAGCACGACGGATGGCAGCGCAACAACCGCAATGGCGCTGGGGCATGGGGCCCGGTGAACGGGTCGATGGTGCACCACACCGTATCCGCTGACGGCATGGGCATCGTCGAGGTGTGCTTCAACGGGCGCTCCGACCTCCCGGGCCCGCTGTGCACCGGTGTGATCCGCAAGGACGGCACCGTCCACCTGGTCGGCAACGGACGCGCCAACCACGCCGGCACCGGCGCCCAGAACGTCTACGACGCCGTCGTCAACGAGACCGCCACCCCGTCCAGACCGGGCCCGGACGCTATCGACGGCAACGCCCGATTCTATGGCTGGGAGGCCGTCAACCTCGGCGACGGCAACGACCCGTGGCCGGAGGCGCAGCTCGACGCCATAGCCCGGGTGCAGGCCGCGATCTGCGAACACCACGGCTGGTCTGCTCAGTCGGTGATCGGCCACCTGGAATGGACGACCCGCAAGATCGACCCGCGCGGATTCACCATGGC